TCAGGTGAAACATTAAAGTTGTCTCCGAAGATAGCCTTTACTTCCGAGTTTAGTTCTTCCAATAAAAGGTTAAGGCGTTTCCTTTTAAACCCTGTGCTCGATACCCCATAATCAGACATTTATAGTCACCTTATCTTTATCTATGAACCCAAAGGTAGTTTCAGCAGAAAACGATACAGACAATGTTCTTGATGAATTACCTTCATAAATCATAGAGAAGTCGGTTAACCTTTTCACACCTGGAGTCCTTAAAATTTTACTCTTGAATATGGACTCTATATTGGCTAAATTTGCCGGTTTTGTAAATATCTCTTGGAAGTAAGGTACGCCCGTATTTATGTCCAGGAACCACTCTCCAAGATAAAACAGTAACCGGCTGCGAACATGCTGTACAACTTCAGCGGCATCGTCTACGGTTTTTAGCTTACCGCCTTGCACTATCAAATCGTTGTTAGAATCCAGTGCTCTGCCTATCATAATGGGGTTCCTGTGTTTTCCTGGCTGTCGCCATCGGAATCAGCCGCTTGTGGATGAGTGTGGGTACTGCTGATGTCTACCCCGTTATTAGTAACCGGCCCGGTAATGTCCATGCCACCTGACATAGTAGCTGCTCCTCCAGCGCCCTGAGCCAGCGTACCGCCGATTATTACGTTACCCTCTAGGGTTATGGTGGGTGATGTTATGGTACAACTTGAGGTCGCTGTAATCTCTGCTGTACCGCTGGCGGTTGCGCTAAGGTTGGCACAATCTACCGTTACATCTGAGGATGACGTTATAGATATACTGGAGTCGGCATTTAAAGATATAACCGCTGACCCGTCATCCTTTTTGATTTGTGTCGCTGTAGCACTGTATGAGGGAACTTTGTTTGGCAAAGAAGATAACCCGACTATAGCAGTGGCATCAGACAGACTATGAAATCGTTTAGCGTTTGGCTCACGTATGCCGCCGAACTTATGCCAAGTATCTATCGCACGTTCTGCAAACATAATAAGGCATTCGTCACCTTTGGTAACGGGGAAGGTTAATGAGAAGCCTCCGCCCCTTGGAAACTGTACTGGGACATTTATAAGAATTGGCAAATTAGCCGGGGTTAATGTCTCAGTGATACCCTCCCGCGTTATAAACACCCGTTTAATGGTCGGTTGTATGCTGGCGGTTTGGGTAACTGGGTCAAAGCTTTCTATAATACCGGGCATGGAAGTATGAAGGTCTTTCAGCCGGTTAGCTATACCCTGTCTTATATTAGCTGCTAAAGTCGCTATCGCTGATTTTCCAATACTCATTTTATGATTACCCCTTTAACTGAGGAAAGCCAGTCACCGTCTCTTGAATCACCCCTAAAAATAACCTCTTGTATTTTATAAAGCCCTTCCCCAGTTGTTCGTTTCTTTCTTTGGAAAAACAAATTACCGACAGATACTTCAGCGTTAATTGATTGAATAAGAAAAGCCCGGTTAGGAAGTAGTCTAGGATTCAGCAATGTGGTAACATCTATACCTCTTTCTGTAACCGTGGGCGAACCTATCATACCTGTGGCGGCTGTAATCACTACCGCCTCGTCACCTTCTAACGGTTCGGTATCTGGCGTTATAACAATCTCACCGTCTTGTATGCTCCAAGCAAACCCATACTCCTCAGCAAAGTTATCCATTATATCCTTGGAGGAACCTGAGAGTACCTGACCACGTATTTTGTCGGCTACCTGCGGCAACCCTTGCAGCGTACCAATATTAATGTCTGAGAAGGTTTTAAGGACTTCCCCTATGGCTGATTTAACACTGAGGCTTTCACTTAATGTTTTGTTGAAGGTTGCATTTTGCCAGGACTTTTCACCATCGCCAGAGTATATCGTTAGGATTCTGTCCCTGCCTGCTTTGTTTTGGAATACGTTACGGACATCACCTTTAAACAGCAACCGCATATCACCTTCGTACCCGGCGTTTAAAACTATCTTGGTATAGCGCTCTTGTAAAGCCGACAAGGTATCTTGATTAGGATTGTACAGGGTTAACCGGGCTATGTTAGGGGAAGACAATATACTCTTTGTTATTTCAAAGTTCAACCGCAAACCCCGTATAATAGGAGCTTCTCCAGCTGGAGGTATAACCGTCAACTCGTATACCCGTTTATACTGGCGAGCCATCTTGTAGCTCCTCTTCAGTTAGTATAAATAAACGGGAGAGTTTACCGAACTCATCTCTAGTAGGATCTTGCCGTGGGCTTTCCAGGTTTATGATGTAACCTATACCGATACCTAGGTTATACTGACCAAATATATCAGCTCCCGGTAGCAGTGCAATCCCTGTTACCAAGTCTTTACCGTCAGCGGCTAAGTCAAGCGACCAGTTACCTGTCCGGCTATTAAGTATAACTCTTAGGTCATACTTGGCCTCTTTAATGACTATGCTAAAAAGCTGTTCAGGTTTGGCGTTTAATGGTATTTCGATCATCCGAACACCCAGTCAATGCCAGCTTTAAGAACTGACTTTTTGGTAGACGCTGGCGGTTCTACTGCTTCTTTTCTTCCAGACTTTTCCGGCGGAGAAGCTTGCTCTGTAGCAGAACCGGCTTGCAATTGTTCCTCTGTTAACTGTACTACCTCAGACTCAGTTATAATAGCTTGTTGTAAATCTATTGACATTCTAACTATGCGAGAGGTATCCTTGTCTTGCTGCACACTAACATTCGTTATGATCATATCGTCGTGAAATTCTAACTTAGTTTGTATTTCAACAGGTTCGCGATCTTTCTGTAATTGTACAATAGCCTTATATGCCGCTTTGCTACGGGTTATATTTTCAGTTGTGGAAGTTCCAAACAAACCCGTTACAGAGTCAACTATTTGACCAAAAGCCGCAAGCCCCATAGGAGTATCAGAAACTTGAGCTACTATATTAAGCCGTTTAGGTTGGACAACCGCATGGTCAGTGATATCCGCGCCTAGCTCTACCGGGTTATTGGTTAAGCTAACCTCATTAACATGGCTCTCTGATATAACAGCGTCTAACTGTATATCGCCTATGGATTTTTGCGTACGAATAAACAGGTTCTCAAAAGCCATAATTATTGATCCACTGTAGTACTAAGGTCTTGATAGGTTTGCTGTAAGAACACGTCATAAACAGACTGAGCAATGTCATCCGGGTTTTGCCCGCTACCATTAACCAATATTTCAAGCTTCTCAACTATGGTACTCGTACTGGTCTTAGAAGTTAACGGGGTATCCAAAGTACCAGAATCAAATATACCTACTTCACGGGTTAGGAACCCCAGACCTGCATTTTTAAGGAGGTCGTTTATCGGTCCGCTTTTTTCTTCAGTTATGCCAATCTCTTTTGTTAAGAAACCAAGCCCTTTATCTTTTAACGCTTGGTTCATGGCGTCAGCGCCTTCCTCACGGAACAAGCCAAATATCTTATCCCAACCGTCAAATATCATCATGGTTAAATCGTACACGCCCTGGAGTACACTAGCAACCGTTCTTATCTCACCCGCCCATTCAGGGTACTTCTCAAGCATATCACCTATAAAGCTTTCGCCGTCTTCAAAGAATACGTTAGCATCTTCAGCCAGCGCAATAAAAGCAAGTGCCAAAGCAGAAAGCAGTGACGGCAATAAAAAGAAACCCGCGTTGGCTGCTAATGTTGCAAGTGTTAACCCTCTCATCAATGCGATCATTTGATACAAGTGAGTTAGCACCCGCATGGCTATAAAAGCACCCATCGCCAAGGACAGGATCTTTAACGCCATTGTAAACTGATCAATCCACTTAGGAAGGTTCTGTTCAATTATGTCGCGGTTAGCTATCCACCATTCGGTAAACCCGTCAACAATGTCTTCAAGTACCGGGGCAAAGGAACGGGTCATAACCCGCGATACCTGCTTTATTACCGCCCACATTTCAACGAGTGAATCGTTAAAGCTGGCGGACAGTGCGGCATCTTCACCAGTGGTTACACCGAGCGCCTTAGCCCTTGCTGTCATCTCCTCTATGGCTTGTGGACCAAGTTGGAGCAGCCGTATAGAGTCTCTAAGACCCAGCTTATCAGCTAGTTCTATTTGCCTAGCGCGACCTAACCCCTGCATCCTACCAGACACTTCTTTCATCAGGTTGCTGGCGGATTTTACTTGCTCGTTAGCACCAGTGGCGGAAATGTCAAGCAAGCCAAAAGCCTCAACCGCTGTACCTGTACCCCTCGCCGCCTCAGAAGCCCTTAGAGACAGTTCGCGGAGGGAGTTAGCCATACCCTCGGCACTTCCCCCGGCAATTTGTTGAGCGTACTGTAGGGCGCTCACATTAGCTACAGTTTCGCCTATTTCGTCAGCAAGTTTACCCTGTTTATCTGATGCACGAGAAGAAGCCACTACCATCCCTGTTAAAGCGGTAGCGGTAGCGGCTGCGGCTTTAGCTAGATTCTCAACAATACCGACAGTCTTGCCGATATCGTCTGAAAACTTTTTGGCTTCTCCAGAGTCATATTCAAACCCTAACCCCACCAATAGTTCATCTATTAAAGCCATCTTACTTTCCTTTGGGTTTCTGGGTCATTGCTGACTTTAAATCCATTAACTCGTGCATCATCATAAGGTCTTCCATGGAATACGTGCCGTCCTGTAACTCTTTTAGACTGCACATTGGCGGTTCATTTAATAACGGCCGATGCAAGTACGTATCCACATTAGGGAACCGCTTAGGATCTACAGTGAACCCTGAACTTTGGCCAGAAGTGCCTCTGCCTTCTGGCCTTTGAGCAAATTTCCGTAGTTTACCTTAACCACAAACATGAACACCTTATAAACATCCATAAGGTCATCGCCAGAAAAAGTCTGGTTAAAATTTGTTTCTGTTATTTTGGTTCCGTCACAAGCTACACCAATAACCGCTGTCTTTATAAGCGCCGTTATTTCTTCAGGTGAGTTGGACTCAAACAGTAAAGCGATACCGTCGGAAAGAGCCTCTGCTTCTTCCCCTTCGGTTGCTTTGGTCTTGCTTGATTCCAAAGCCATAGAAGCAATCTTACCGATACTGGCACCAAATGTCTTAGCCAGTTTCATTTTCATAAGTATTGCTTTTTCAGCAGGCCACTGAGTTACACTAAACTCGTGGTCGCCGATTTGAGTTGTTTCGGTATTACAAGCCATAACATAAACTCCCGGTATTCGTATTATTACCCGGCCAAATAAATTCCAGGAGGAGGTATCTAATTAGGCCGGGATCCTCAGATAGTCCGCCCTCCCCCTGGAAACCTTTTATCCCCCGTGAAGGAGATCCAAACGCTCCACTACAATGTTCCATTCTTGCGGTTGCGCGTTAGTACCGCGAGTCATATCTGCTGGACGTGTGATATAACCTTGCGTACCAGATCCCAAGTCCAAACCTTTGGTATCTTTGAACTGAACAAAGATAGGAACAAACTCACCGTTTTCTTGAGCAGTAATAAGCGCCGACAAGAACTTGTTAGAATCCGACGTTTGCATAAGCCGGAAAGTAAGAGTACCTGACCGGTCTGCACTAATAGAAATAGTCATCTCACCATCTGTACCAACGCTATGAGCGGCTGAGTCGTTTATCCGAGACAAGCTTATTACGTCGTCGCCTTCATAAAAGCCTGATATTTCCAAACCGTTGACAAGAAGTATCGTATTTAGGAAACTATAATCTTTCATTGCTTACCCCTTATCGTTCGAATGTTCCGTTGATTTGAGCGCCGTGAATGGCACCTGCACCGAGAGCAACAAAGCTTAGACCTGGATACAACCGGGCTTCTTTGTCGGACTGGTTCGTGTCTGCTACTGGTACGGTAATGGTTTTGTAACCGTTAGCCAGGAACTCGCCGTCAATTGTTTCACCGGCTGCAATCAAACCATTGCGAACCGCTTCGTCCAATGCGTTGATAACTTGTTGCTCCAGGGCTGCTACACCTTTGTCGGTATAAGGAACCTTAGTAGTACGAGTTAGCAAGTAACCGAACACGTTTGTTTGAATTGCGTTTTCAAGCCAGTCAATACCGTGGACTTCGTCAAAGAAGGTATTGTTAGCCATACGAGATTCGGAATACATATCGCTCGCGCCAACCAGAATAAAGGCGTTGCCCCGTTTGCTATCCAGAACAGCTTTCTCGTTTTGAGTAAGTTGTTCAACGGTAATACCCGGTCCCTGTTTAAACTTCAACGTGAGCGTACTATTCGGTTGATTAAAGTTAACAGTAAAGGCGCGACCAAGTACGGAAGCGGAAGGGTATTGACCAGGACTAGAGCTGTATGTGCTAATGGTACGGCGTAGATTCTTAGCCATTAGTACGCTCAGGATGTCAGAGCTTGTTACACTGTCCAAAGCGTCCAGGTCGTTAGTGGTATTACCAAACACTTTAACCCGAGCTTCACACCAGTCAGCAGCGGCTTCTACTGCATCTTCTGTATTAACAACAAACCCATCACGAACTTCTTTGGTGAATATTAAGCCATACCAATCAGGGTCAATATTCTGTATTGCATTCAGGCTAGAAGTAATAGTCTCCGCAGCTACCCCATTAGTCTTAGTACCTTCCCCTTGCTGGATTTCCAAAAGACTGGAAATATCTGTACCAGTTTCTTGCTCAAGTCCAAACCCGATAGTAGATGTTCCACCTACTGTACCAGAGTTTATAAAGAATCGGGTTCCGTCATGCGTTACCGTTGCAGCAGCAAAACCACCAGTAGCAACCGCCTGAACCCCGGTCTCTAGGGTAGCGGCTATTTCAGTAAAGGTTACGTCACCTGAAAAGTCAAGTCCGCTAACGACGTCTGAGGTGCCATCTATGGTCAGGCCAAACGCCCCGTCACTAACGCCGGTAAACAGCGCAAGGTTATCTTCATTGTCTTCTACAGCGCCGCCACGGAGTTGAGCAGCTACGTCCGTAGGGTAACGGGTAGAAACTTTCAACTTCATTGGTTTTGGTTGCTGGCTGAAATAAGCCGTTGCTGCTTTTACTACTTCGGAAGTTCCAGGCCAATCGGCTGTCACCCCGTCCAGATTACTATAAGAACGAATACGCTCTGCAACACCGATAACACCAGTTTCAGCGGTAACGATGTTTAGAGTCCCAAAGCCTTTTCTCGCTGGAAAGGTAGCACCAATGGCGATACTAACACTTACCACATTTGAAACTGGGATTGTCATGTTATTACACCTCTGTATTAAAGTTATACTTTAGACCGCGATACTGAACCTCACTTGTTATGTCTATTGCTTGTATTGACTTAACAATGTCTTGATCAGTAGCTACGGTATTCAAAACAAGATCAAACTGTGATCTCTCTTCCCACCCGTCATCCGTTGGGCTGTCTATATCCCTAACTTCAGAACGGCTTACCAAACCAACACCAGCAGAACTAAACAGGGATTGGATTGACTCTCTTACTAAACCTATTCTAACTTTTCTAGAGTTATCCATTGCATTAGCTCTATAAAAGTTGATTGACATTGTTATATTCCTAAGACCTGATATATATTCAGTAACGTCTAGGTTATCCACATTGTCTTTAAAAATTCTTTGCTCCCAACCTAAAGACTCACTCGCTAAAAAATCAACTACAGCATAAGCACCTTGAGGTCTTGGAGCGTCTTCTTGCTTGGCTTTTATTGTATACCCTGGAGTCTCTAAAACCAAATTTACAACGTCGCGAACCAGCTTGTTAATCGCTTCTTCTAGCAACATTAGTCTTTAACTCCCATAGCCATCGTATGACCATAGTCATCCCAATCAGCAGAGCTTATGATTTTATATTGCTGACCCTTGTACATAACCAAGTCCGCTATCAAACCGGCTTCATCGTTTGTGGTACGCATAGACTTTTTAGATATGAACAATTTTATGTCTTTATCTTTTTCGCCTTCGGGAACTATTTCTAATTGGATGGGACTTGGTTGTTGAACACTGG